TGGTCGTAGAGGTGCTTTGATGGAGTCTATATCTATTAAGCATCCGGATTCAGAAGCATTTATTGATGCTAAAATGACTGATGGTAAGGTAACTGGTGCAAACGTGTCGGTTAGGATTGATGATCAATTCATGAAAGCGGTTAAAAACGATCACAAATATATTCAGCACTATCCGGTTGAATGGGAAAATTTTCTACAAGATGAAACGGCAACGGGATTTTTAGAGAACTTTATTGACGGTAAACTTGAAGTTGATAAATTATATACTCTTGCAAAGGGTTTTTATGCGAAGGTCATTGATGCTCGTAAATTGTGGGGGAAGATAATTCATAATGCATGGAAATCGGCAGAGCCGGGAATATTGTTTTGGGATAACGTGATTAACGAGTCCATTCCGGATTGTTATCGTGACTATGGTTTTAAAACAGTTTCCACTAATCCATGTGGTGAAATACCGTTATGCCCAAACGATAGTTGTCGTTTATTGGCAATAAACCTTTATAGTTATGTAGAGAATCCATTTACAACGGAAGCATATTTTTCCAAGAATAAGTTTGCAAAAGACGTTGAGATCGCAATGAGATATATGGATGACATTATCGAACTTGAGGTTGAGAAGATTGATGCTATTCTTGAGAAGATTAAAGCCGATCCAGAAGACGAGTTCATTAAAATGTATGAGATTAACCTTTGGGAAAAGATTCGTGAAAAGACACTCCAAGGGCGTAGAACTGGATTAGGTGTAACTGCCGAGGGAGATATGCTTGCAGCATTAGGTTTGACTTATGGTACTGATGATGCTAATGCATTTAGTGAAGGTGTTCACAAGGGATTAAAAATACATGCATATCGTTCATCAGCAATTATGGCAAAAGAACGTGGTACATTTCCAATTTATGATTTTGAACGTGAGAAGGAAAATCCTTTTATTAAGAGATTAAAGGAAGATGATTTTGAAACATATGTGATGATGCGAAAGGATGGTCGAAGAAATATCGCACTACTAACAGTTGCTCCAACAGGTACAGCATCATTAATGACACAAACAACATCGGGAATCGAACCAGTTTTCCTCCCCGTATATAAAAGGAGAAGAAAGATCAATCCAAACGATAAAGATGTTCGTATTGACTTCGTTGACGAAACAGGTATCTCTTGGATGGAATATCCGGTCTTTCACCACAAATTTGTAACTTGGTTAGAAGTGAATGGGTATGATGTAGATGTCGTTAAAACAATGACAATTGATCAGGTTGACGAAATCGTAAAGAAGTCACCTTATTATAAGGCAACCTCTGCTGACGTAGATTGGGTTAAGAAAGTAGAGATGCAGGGAATGATCCAAAAACACATTGATCACTCAATATCTGTAACCGTTAACCTGCCTAGCGATGCGACAGAAGAAACCGTTGCTGCTGTTTATGAAACTGGATGGTCTGCCGGATGTAAAGGGATCACTGTTTATAGAGATGGCTCACGGAGTGGTGTTCTCATTAGTGATGAAGATAAAAAGAGGAAAGAATTAAAAGAAATATTCAAAGATAACAACGCACCAAAAAGACCAAAAAGGTTGAAAGCAGACATTATTCGTTTCCAAAATAATCTTGAGAAATGGGTTGGTGTTGTTGGTATCTTGGATGGTAGACCTTACGAAATCTTTACAGGTAAATTAGAAAATGGTTTAAGTTCATTACCAACTTCTGTTGAAACTTGTGAGGTTGTTAAGAACATTGTTGAAGATGAAGATGGTAACAGGGTAAAACGATATGATATCGAATATGTTGACAACAATGGTGAAAAACAAGTACACACTGGTTTGAACCATACGTTTAATCCTGAATATTGGAACTACGCCAAATTAATATCTTCTGTACTGCGTCACGGTATGCCAATGTCGTATGTATATGAACTTATTCGCTCACTTACTTTGAATGATGAACACCTAAACACTTGGAAAGCAGGTGTGGAACGGGTTGTTAAGAAATATATTAAAGACGGTGAAAAGGCAGAAGGTAAGTGCCCTGACTGTGGTAGCACCAACCTAGCATTTAAAGAAGGTTGTCTTACCTGTATGAACTGTGGAAATTCTAAGTGCGGTTAAAATAATCAAAATACAATTGTTATTTTAATCTTCTTCATCTATAAATTTGTGAATTTCTTTACGTTAAAGAAATTCGAAGAATAAAATCAACATATATCGATAAATAAATACAAAAAACATCATTCTTTGGTGTGCTTTTTGTATTTATATGAAAGAATAATGATGAAGAAACTGTTAACAATATTACTATTGTTTATGTCTTTTATTGCCTTTGGGCAGAAAACTATAAGACTAACATGGAACCCATCCACAGACAATGTGGGGGTTGCTGGTTATGTGGTGTGGGTTGATAATGTAAGATACGACTCTACTGAAAACATATATTACGATTTTGATTTTGAGGCGGGTAGATTTGGTTTATCTGTTTCTGCATACGATGCTGCTGGTAATGAAAGCGAACAATCCGAGGTATTGTTTGTAGATGTTGCCGATATTACCACACCATCAACGCCCAATTTATTGTCAATAGAATATAATGAAGCATCTGTAAAAATAACGTGGATTAAATCAACAGATAATGTTAAAGTGGCGGGATATAATATATATGTAAATGGGGTTTTTCACGATTATACAATTGACAATTCGTATGAATTACACAATTTAATTCCAGAAAATCATTATAATTTATCAATATCGTCATATGATGATTCTGGTAATGAAAGTGAAAAGACTTCAGAAATTGATATTATACTCCCGTTTGACGAATTAACGATGAGGGTTTATCCAAATCCTGTTAGTAAGGGATACTTTAAAATTTTATTTGAAAACGGCATCATTAAAGATAATTCCATTGTTCGAGTCATAACTGTTGATGGTAAAACAATATATGAACGACAGATATTTGCAGGAAACACACCTTACGAAGAAGAGTTTCATTTAGAAGAGGTGTTGACCAATGGAATGTATATTATAGCATTTTTCGAAAATAATACGCAAAAGTTATTTGCATACATAATGGTCGCAAAACCAACGTTTTATAATGCAAATTACGTGAATGATTATCTGGATTTAATGAATAGTAATGAAAAAAGTTTGGAGTTCAAGTAACTTTTTATATCTTTGTCACGTATTTAAGAATAACTAACACATAAAAGTGTAGAAAAGATGAAACATTATTTTAGACATATTACCCTTTTTTCGGGAACGACAAATAGTCGCAATGGGAATGGTATATCCTGTTCAAATGGCAGAGATATTTTTTCCTTGATCGGGTCATGTCTAAAAAGTGGAAGCACAGAAGGCTAAAGCGAAACTTAGACATAAATTACAAAGACCCGATCCGAAATGATCGGGTTTTTTTTGTTTATAATATTTTGTTCTTTGACGTATTGGATTTTTGACAGGTTGGCTGAGTGGTCAAAAGCAACGCTCTGCAAAAGCGTACAACCGTGGGTTCGAATCCCACACCTGTCTCAATTTTGTCACAAATATAGTCTAAATTTGTTACAAAAATATGTAACATCGTCTTGTAGTTCAGTTGGTTAGAGCGTCACGCTGATAACGTGGAAGCCGGGGGTTCAAGTCCCTCCAAGACGACAAGTCCCTGACGAGGGAGTAACTTTCAATTGAAAGATAACGTTGTTTAATTTGTTAGCATATCTGGCAGTGCTGCCTGAGAAACGGGTGAGATGTGAAGTTCGAGTCTTCACCAAATTAAATAATGTTTTACGGAAGAGTGTCCGAGTGGTTTATGGTGGTAGTCTTGAAAACTACTGTACGGCAACGTACCGGGGGTTCGAATCCCTCCTCTTCCGCAACTGGAGAATTGGCAGAGCGGTCTAACGCAATTGTTTGGAAAGCAATAATCATGAAAGTGATTCACAGGTTCGAATCCTGTATTCTCCGCCCTTGGTCGTTTTTGTACTTTCTAGTATTTATGAGAAAGCATAAATTATGGCAAGACGTGAAAAGAAGTATCACTACATCTACAAAACAACAAATATTTTAACGGAAAGATATTATTATGGGATGCATTCCACAAATAATCTTGATGATGATTATGTAGGGTCGGGTAAAAGATTAAAATATTCCATTAATAAATACGGAAAGGAAAACCATCAAGTAGAAATACTTGAATTTTGTCCTGACCGAAGTTCTTTAATTGAAAAAGAAAAGAACTTAATTACGATGAATGAAATTGCGAAAGTGGATTGTATGAACCTAAAAGTGGGTGGTGAAGGTGGTTTTTTTTCAGAAGAACAACAA